TTATTTCTTGTTTATTAAATTGTTTATAAGGGAGGCAGCTTTTTTGTCTTCTTCCTGTACCGCATGGGTGTATCTATTAAGTGTTATAGAGACATCACTGTGTCCTAAGCGGGCACTTACTGTCTTTGGATTGACACCTTTTGCTATTAACCAGGTGGCATTGGTGTGTCGTAGGTCATGAAAGCGCATATGGAGCCCTAAGGACTCACTAAGGTGCTTAAAGGCTACAGAAATGGCTGTAGGGGCAAAATAAGACCCAATAGCATTCGGGAAGACAACAATATCATGCTTTTTATAAGTGAGTAGTATTTGGATAGTATGAGCATCTACTGCTATTGTTCTTTGTGCCTTTTGTGTCTTAGGGGTTTGTATAGAGGTGTCTGAAGCAATAGAGCGGTGGATAGTAATTGTATTATTAGCTGTGTCTATATCCGACCAGTGAAGACCTAAGACTTCACCACGTCTAAAGCCACATTCTAAGCACAAGAGGATGATAGGGTACCAGGGGATACCTGTATGTACCTTCATGTCCTTAACTGAATTTAGTAATAGCTGTGCTTCATCGATTGTTAAAGGTACTATTTCTTTTTGTCTTGTTTTTATGTTTTCAGACAAAGATACAGGATTAGTAAAGATAAGCTCTTCTGCTATTGCTGTCTGAAATATCATACTAAGGACAGTCCGATAGACATTCGTAGTAGCACTGCTATAGTTTTTATGTTGAATAAGAAAAGTATTTATATCCTTTGTCTTAATATCCTTTAGGGGTGTCTGATGAAAGAAGGGTATAAAATGCTTATTTATATAATGAACGTAGGATTTATATGTTGTACTTTTTACTTTGCCTTCTTTGATTTCTAAGAAGTGATTACAGTAAATATTAAAAGGAGTCATACTATTAATGCTAAGGATACCTTTTTCTTTTTCATATTGGTATTGTTGCATTAGTTTGATGACTTCTCTTTTGTCTGTACCCGTGAAGGTCTTCCTGATGCGTTTTTGCGTCTGGGGGTCTTTACCGAGGTCTAAAAAGCCTCTATAGTGTCCCTTTTTATACTCAATGATACTGCCTTCACCCTTTTGTCTTCGTTGATGTTTCATCATGGTCTCCTTTAGGGGGCACAAAAATAAAAATATGTAAAAATTGTGAAATGTGGGTTAATGAATTACAAAATATAAAAATACCCCCATATGTCCCTAATTGTACCATATAGACCATATAGTAATAATAAAGTAAATCAGATACATATTGCCCATAATGTGCCCAAGATGTGACTATAAAGAAACCATAAACAATGTCTTACATATACCTATAGGGGTATTGGGTATACCTGGTGTGTACCATAATGACTCATTTTGTTTCCTTTTTGTTAGGCTTTTTGGGCGTTAAGGGGGACATAAGGGGGACATATAGAATGTAGGTTATGTATTGTGTGTCTATTCATAATAAATATGTTATAGATATTTTATCTGTTAGATATCGAACAATATGTTCATTATCATACTTATTGTTCCCTAAATGTCTCTAAATGTACCGAAAAGACACGTAAAGACACATAAAGAGAGCAATCATAAGAAACAAAAAGAGACAATAAGTAAGTTATTTTATACTTATTGTCAACCTTGATGTCCCTAAAGGTGTACATACTGTTTTACATATAAACTTATTGCTGTATCTATAATGTCCTTTTTGTTTTTATGCAGCTTTTTTGATAAATATATAATATCGTCTAATGCACTGTCTGATATATCAATTTTGCTTATATCTTTTTGATTGCTCTGTTTTAAACAGTCTGCAATTAAAGCTCTTAGTAATAAACTACTTGATATATGTTGTGTTTTACAAAATGATAGAAAAGCTGTTTTTAAGTCAGACGATAAACGAAAACGTATATAGTCATTATTTACTGTGTCTGAAAACTGTTTATTATATTGAGTAATGATTTTTTCAGTATTCATCGCATACCTCCACATATAAAGAAAGCCTATAACAACATATAAAAATTTATTGGCTACACAATGTTACAACAAAGTGATACCATTGTGTCAGTGAAGAACAGTTCTTTGATAACTGCATAACCAATTTTATACATGTGCTATAAGCTATCCGACACATACAGTATATCATATGTATAAAAGGCCGTAAAGGTCTATATAGATAGTGATAGTATTTATATAGTTTACGGTAATCGTCAGTTTGGGGGCGTCAGACGCAAACTAAAAGTTGCAATGATTTATGTAACAGCGCTTTAGAAAAACAGCGGCTAAATAATAAAAAGACAAACAAGAGTAAACCACAAGCGACTAACAGCTTGTTTTTTTTTTTACAAAATGGAGGTAATCTGAAAATGGAAACAAGAACAGTTACGTTATATCGTCACAATTAGATGTATAGTAATTATTCGTTGTAGTAACATTGTTACTATTACGGTTGTGTCTATTACTTTGTATTTTGATTGTATCTTGCTCATTAACTAAGAACTCATGCATTAATGCTCTTAATAGTGACGAACTATCATAGTCATTAGCATCACAGTAGTTCTGAAATGCTGCTTTTTCGACAGGTGTCAACCGTACTGTTAATGTTGCGGTACGCTTTTCTGCCCGTGCTTGTTCTTTGATTTTTTCAGTGTTCATCGTATGTTTCCTTTCTTATAAATAAAAACTATACCGTCATATAGAAATCAATAATTAGACAATGTGTGACATCATGTGATACAGTGTAGTCAGCAAAACGTAACACGGTACATTGATAACCACAGAGCCAATTATGTATGACAGTATAGTTACGTATGTAGTATAACATGTCATACGTAAGGCTGCAAGGGCCATTATAGACAGTGACAGTATCTATAGTGCTTGCAGTAATCGTCAGCATGGGGGCGTCAGACGCATGCTAAAAGTTGAAATGAGTTATTCAACAGAGTCGACAAAACGACTGCTAATAAAAAAAAACACTGCTGGATTTTAAAGAGATAGAGGTAAACAATCATGAAAAATAAAAGAAAATACTACGCGGAACACTGCTTATATGGTATTAACACAAGCTATAACAGCTTTAATCGTCAAGCATATTCATTTTTCGCTTTTGATAGTAAAAAAGAGAGGGATGCATGGGTAGACAATCATGCTTACGACCTGGCGGGAAAATTAGTTGCGGCACCTACAAAGTTAACAAATGTAAGGTACTGCATGGGACGCAATTTTATCGTGTGCGGTAATGTCGTTATACGGTGTTGCGATGCTTTATAAAAAAGGGGGGAAAAAGAAATGAAAACAAAAATAGTAAATTTATTTCATTTTAATGAGTTAGACACAGCAACACAAGCTTTGATTGTCAATGACAATATTGACATGTTTTTAAGTGATTTTAATTTTTATGCAGACAATTTAACGAATTTATTTGTAAAAGATTTAAAAAGGGCGGGCTTTTATGTCGAACAAGGGGACATCAATTACAGCGGTTTTTGCAACCAGGGGGACGGCTTGTCATTTACCTGTAACAACATTAACACAGTAGATGTGCTGGCTTATGCGGAAAAACATGGTTATGAAAAAGAAGTTAAAAATCTTAAAAAACTGGTACTTTTTGATAGTGTAGCAAAGAGTGTTGTTTTTGAAATTAGGCGTATCAGCTGGCGTTACGCTCATAAATATACGGTTAATCTATGTGACAACACAGAAGAGGGACTACTAAATACGATACATAAGGCAGATATTGCCGATAAAATCTTTAATATAATTGAAAACGTCCGCATGGATTTATGCGACCATTTTTATGGTGAGTTGGAGCAAAAATGGGAAGACATCCAGTCATTTGAGTACGTTAAATGGTGGTTTTTGGAGTGTGACGATTCCCTTTATTTTCAAAATGGCCAGCAATGGGTAAAACTGGAGTACTAAAAAAATGAAAATTATAAAACTTTATAGGGAGGATTTTTCACCAGAGACTGTGAAAGAAAAACTACAGTCTCTTTTAAAGTGCCCTAATTGGGACGTTATCGAAACTACATCGGCTTTTGGCAACACAAGACGTATCAGCAGGATACAGCTTGCACTACTTTTAAAAAAGAACTGCCGTATTCACAATACGATTTATTAAAAATTAAGGAGGAGAAATAAAATGTTTGAAGTTAGAAATATGACAAGTTCACGGTCAGGATGTGCTGTTGCAAATCAATTTAAAGTAATCATGGATACGGCCGTGGGGCGTGTTGTCTTATTTCAGTCTTACGAGACACCGATTGCTATGACAGTGCATTGTAGGGTACACAATACCACGTACTACATCGCTACAACTAAAAAATATTCAAGAACAACCACGAAATATCAAAAGATGTTTTATGAAAAACACGGAAACCACTTAGTACATCAGTACAGCGTATTTAATTTTTCAGAATGGCTGGAGGCAATACATAATCCAGCCCTTTTTAATGCTTTATTACTACAAGAAAGGGAAAGAAAATGTATAGAAAAATAACACAAGAAAAGCTCTTAAAACGCTATAAGTGTTTTCAAGCACCTATGGATATCATATATCCTATTTTAAGGCGCAACTTTTCACCAGAATACTATTTGACAAACCCAACTAATGGCTGGTTAGCGGATGTTTATATTTTTAATAATGTAGCGATAACAATAGGATTTAAACCATGTGGGCAACATATTAACAAGTCCTGGCTAAAAGAGTTAGAGGATAGCTTTTGGGGGGGGGGGACACTTTCTGCTACAGAAAGGCCTAAAATTGTTATGCATTTTATTCAAAAATTACAGGGAGGAAACAGCAATGAAACTTATTGATTTACTCAAAAACGGATTAATTAGGACATGGCATAATCATAACTTTTTAGTGCACATGCAGTTTACGAACGAAAATTACATTGCAGATACAATCGAGGAAGCAATACAAGTAGCAAATATGAGAAAAGGGCAGCAAGAAACGTTATCTGCTTATTTAGACGTATTCAAGGAGGTAAAAGATAGAACAGTTATCGCCGATATTTTCAACGATTGCATGTTTTTAACATCAAGTCACAACATGACCGAATACGCTAAAAAATGGTGTGCAGTATATATAAGAAATGATGTTTATAATAGGGTTAAAAACTATATAGATTATCATTCCTTAGGTGCCTCCTTTTATGCCGATGGGTGCTACATAAAGACACCTAAAGGTATCGTTGAACGATTATAAAATATACCAATTAACATGAAATATATTTTTTTTTTGTGCATAAACGAATTAATTTGTATAAGGCAGGGAAAGATGATGAATACAAAATATGAATTTACAGGTGAAACAAAAATAGTTAAGGGAGTCACATTACACAGAATAAGAGCTCTTAAAAGCTTTGGAGAGATACGTGAAGGGGACATAGGGGGCTGGATTGAAGCAGAACGTAATTTAAGTATATATGATACCGCATGGGTATTTGGTCAAGCACAAGTTTACGGTAACGCTTTTGTAGCAGAGGGAGCCACTGTAGATGATAGGGCGCAAATAAGAGGTAATGCAAGTATTTATGGCAATGCAGGTATTTATAATGAAGCGCAAGTATACGGGAATGCCCGCATTTTTGGTGCGGCGCGAATATATGACTGCTGCCATGTTTGTGGATATGCAGCCATAGGTGGCTCTGCATGCATTTCTGATGATGCATACATAACACACATTGTCACTATTACTGGTAATGCCAGAATAGGTAAAAATGCCCTTATTTTTAACAATACTGATTTCTTTACTATAGAAGGACAGTTAGGCTCTTATTTTAGATACACAACATTTTTTAAAGATAATTGTGACAATATATTTGTTGCTTGTGGTTGTTTTAGGGGCACTATTAATGAATTTAGACGAGCAGTAAAAGAAAAACACGGTACAACATCTAAACAGGCAAGGGCTTATCAAGCTGCTGCTGATTTAGCAGAAATACAGCTCTATAAAAATGTACCCACGAAAACTATATAAAAATGGGCTTGTAATTACTAAGGCACAGTTAAATAAAAACTACTGTGCCTTTTTAATTGCAGAAGTGCTCCATGGAGCCACATGCTACTTACTGATTGATAATGCCCTTTATGTCCTTGAACGCCCTTCATGCACCTACATTACTCTTACAGACAGCCAACCACCATATACACAATTTCATATTTTCGTTGAAGACACCAAAGCTATTGAGAGTGTCATACGCAAAGCCAGTTTCATTATATGCAAGTAGCCTTTTGTGTCACCATATGGGGCTTTTTTATTTACTGGAGGTAAACAATATGTTCCCAATTGATAGAGACACCTTAGAAACCTATGTAGCAATTGGAATGTTCCATGGTTTATGTCTTGTGGTATCTTTTTTCATCGTTTGGCTTTTCTTTTTGATAATTAACGGGGGTAATAACTAATGTGTAACATTGAACAACATCCTTTATTTATGGAAGAACTGGAACTTGAGTACCAATTTAAGCACCAGGCAGAAGAACAACTCAAGCGACACCTTGACGAAAAGACACAAGCAGGGGCGGCCATAGAAACGCCAATAGGTAGGGGATTAATAGAGTATCTTTATGACAACTTAGCGGTCAACATAGAGGCCTTTTTAGTTGACATTGAGACACCAAAAAGAGGGGTAAAGCCTATCTATTACCCGCTTGTCTTGTGGCTGCTGGATGTCTATAAAGACAATAGACAAGATTTAATTACTTTGTTGTCTTTAGCAGTAATCACCGAGGCGGTTAATGGAGCGCATGTACAGGGGACACTGTCAACAATAAGTGTATTTACTTGTGAACATATTTTAAATGAAAGTGCTTTATGTGAGTACATGAAGAATAACACTGAAAAAGCAATAAGTCTGTTACACGGTTTAAAGTCCCGTAAAAGTAACTTTTATAGGCGTTATTTTATCCAGAACGTTATGAAACAAGACAGTAGCTGGCACCAAAAGCCATGGGATAGAAAGGTACAAAAACTCTTTGGAGCAAGACTACTTGAAATTCTTATTGGAACGACAGATTTATTTCAAGTAAACAATGACAATCCAAAACATATTGATTGTATTCAGCCAACTACCACCTTTCAAGAATTGTGGAAAAGAAACAAAGACTTTTTATTGTCTCATGCCTATCAATCTTGTCCAATGATTATGCCACCGATGCCCTGGAACAGTGCCTTAACAGGTGGTTACTATGGAGAATTACAATATATCCATGCTTTTATTCGAACAGAACGTTTTCATACCCAAGACAGAAACAACAATTTCTTCTTTAAACAGTATAAAGAACAATTAAAATATACGGATTTAAGTAGTGTGCTCAATGCTGTAAATAGCATTCAAAAGACACCGTGGAAAATTAACTCTAAAGTCTTGAGGATAGCAGAATACCTGGTAAGTCAAGGTGGTGACATAGCAGGACTGCCACAGATGGAACCCTTTTCAAAGCTACCAACGCTTGAAAACCCCTCACAGGAAGAGTTAAAAAGACACAAGAAAGCGGCTAAACTTTTATATGAAAAAGAGGCCAGCAGACGTGGAAAAGCCCTAAGGGTACACATAAACTTACGAACAGCACAACGATTTGAACAATATGATAAAATCTACTTTCCACACAACATAGATTTTCGAGGGCGTATCTATCCAATCCCATCTTTTAGCCCACAGGGTGATGAACTGAATAAAGGGTTACTGCTCTTTGCAGAACCAGAACCACTGGAAAATGATGAAGACATCCAGTGGTTTTTTATTGCAGGAGCTGAATTTGCGGGAATAGACAAGGTGTCTTTTGCAGACTGCATAGCATGGGTAGAAGATAATAAAAGCAACATTTTGGACACTGCTGCCCAACCATTAGACATGGTGGACTGGTGGGCTAACTTAGATGCCCCTTTTGAGTTCTTAGCGTGGTGCTTTGAGTACCAAAAGCTCCAGAAGTACCTTGAAGAGCATAATGGTCACGCTAAAGGTTTCATTACAGGTATATCGATAGCTTTCGATGGCACGTGTAGCGGGTTGCAACATTTTTCAGCCATCCTTAGAGACCCTATTGGCGCCAAAGAGGTCAACTTAGCACCTGGAGATAAGCCTAATGATATTTACCAGACCGTAGCAGATAAAGTTAACTGTGTCTTAGAGCAGGATGCCAAGACAGGCACAGGAGACACCACGAATGACCACGATAAAATCAAGTACGGTACAAAGACCCTTGCACAGGGCTGGTTGTCCTTTGGTGTTAACAGGAAGGTAACAAAAAGGCCTGTTATGACCCTTGCCTATGGTGCTAAACAGTTTGGTTTCAGAGACCAGATATTGGAAGACACAATCGTAATGCATATCGGCGAGGGTCTTTTTACACCAGACAATGCCAATCAATATGCGGGGTATATGGCAAAACTCATATGGGATGCTGTGCAGACAACAGTTATTAAAGCTGTGCAGGGCATGGAATGGTTACAAAAAGCCGCAAGAATAGTCACTAAGAATGGTGAGGTTATACAGTGGACAACACCTATGGGCTTTATTGTGCAACAGCCTTACATGGTCTACCAGGTTAAAACATTCAAAATGCGCTTTTTACACATTATCAAGCGTTTTTATGACGCAGAAATGACAGGAACGGTAGATAGGCGAAAGCAGTCCCAAGCAATTGCGCCTAATTTTATTCACAGCATGGACGCCAGCCACTTACAATTAACAGTAAATAGGGCAGTAGAAGCAAAAATAAGCAACTTTGCTATGATACACGATAGCTATGGCACGTCTCTTGCAAAAGCGGGCTTATTATTCCATCTAATTCGAGAGTGTTTTGTAGAAATGTACACAACCAATGATGTTTTAACAGCCTTTGAAAGGGACATAAGTCCTTTTATTATGGATAAACAGAAACTACCACCACAGCCAACAAAAGGTACGTTTGATATTGACCAGATAAAAGAAAGTTTATATGCATTTCATTAAAAGAGGAGGAAAATAAAAATGCTAATTGATTGCCTTTCTTGTTGCTTATTAAATTTTATGGCTGGTTATTTATTGGCCACTAATTCAGAATTTTTCTATTATTTATCTTTGCCTTTCATCATTGCTAATCTATGTATTTATGGATTATTGATAACGGAGGAATAAAAAGGAGACATCAAATGATAATTATACAGAAAAACGTATCTGAGACTGCATTATTTTTTTTTACCCTTCTTATTCAGTCTCTTCCTCTTGTTTTTATTTTTATTGTTATGCCCTTATTGGCGCATATAATAGATATAATTAATAAAAAGCAATTTGTAGCTTATTCTTTTTTTTTTTAGTTTATTGTGGCACATATACCAAAGTGCTAATTGTGGCACGGATAGAAGAAAGAGAAGAAAGAATAACATAAAGTAACATTATGTAAACATAAGGTATCATAAAGAGACTACCTGTTTCACTAAGTGTTTATTATTATTGTTTAACTAAATGTATAACTTATATGTTTAACAATTAGGGACATAATGATACATAAATGTAGCAGGTACTTTGTGTCTTAAAAACCAAAACACAGCATGTTGTGCACACTCCCCTGATTTAATTGTGGCACGGATAGAAGAAAGAGAAGTTCTTTTTCTTCTATTTTTTTTTTTTTACATACGGAGGTAGATAAAAATGAGAAGTGACAAAGAAGCAAGGCAGTACATTTTGCAGCAGCTCTATGATGAGGGTTATCGGTACCTTGCAAGAGATGAAAGCATTTTTCTTTATGCATATAAGTATAAACCAGTAAAGAAGCAGTATATATGGGATGATATGCGTAGCATTTCCTCTTGTCTACAGGTACATAGCTTTTTATGCTTTAAGGACATTAGGTGGGAGGATGAAGAGCCCGTTGATATTGCAAAAGAATTGGGCAGTATTGATTGGACAAAGGTACCAAAAGACACAAAAGTGCTTGTATGGGACGAGGGAGGCAAATTAAAAAATAAAAGATATTTTTCACATTATGAGACATCCAGCACTAATTTTCCTTTTAGGGTTTATTGTGATGGGGCTACATCATGGTCTAATACAGACGAGACCGTTGGTTATCAATGCTGTGAGCTCTTTAATGAGGAGGAGGGACAAGACCATGACTAAATGTACCCCAGAGGAAATTCAGGAGCTTATAGGGCTCTATGAGGACGCCTTAGCAGATGACCTTAATTACTATGAGGATAAATGTGAGACACCTATTGAGCTTAGTGTCAACATGATGGAAGCCATCCAGGATTGCATGGAAGAACTGGAAGATAAGTTGATTACATTACTGTTTGAGGGCAGAAGAGCCTATAAGAAAAAGTTTGAAAATAAGGAGGCCATTAATGAAGACTAAGTATACAGCAGAGGACATTAAGGCCTTTATTGAGGTCATGGAGGATGACCTTTTTGATGACTTGTTGAACCACGTAAGTCATGCACAGACCACTTCAGACATTGTAGATGGCATGGAAGAGAGCATATGGGTACAGGGGGATAAGCTTTCTGAAAAGCTAATCCTTTTATTATTTCCAGGCGAGAAAGGGTGGGGGAGTACGTGACATTAAAGGCAAACGATAGGGTGATAGTGACCAGACCAGATGGCACCATTTTTAAGGGTGTTTTTGCATTTAGCACTGGCAAGAATTGTCTTGTTTATGTACATGAAGGTACATTTAAGGGCTTAGTAACCGTCTGTGAAAGCAGGGTAATAAAGGAGGCGGAGGAAGAAGAATGAATAAAGTGGATGCCTATAATCCTGATTACTATGCCAGCATGCCTGTACAGCCCATTATGGTTATGCATGCTTGTCTGACAAAAGAGGAGTTTATTGGTTATTTACGGGGGTGTCTTATCAAGTACCAGATGCGCAGGGGGCGTAAAGAAGACGTTGAAGACACCGATAAGAAGATTTTGAGATACAAAAAGTGGCTCAATGAAATGTCAAAAAGTGGGAGTGTGACAGTATGAACCTAAAAGAACTTCTTGACCGTGTGATTGATTTAGGGGGCTATATTAACCCAGAAGACCCCGTGTACTTTATTAATGAAAAGGGGAAGGACGTGCAGATACTAAGCTCTTTTAGTCTTTCAAACGGACAGGGATTAGTTAGGAACGGGATATATTTTGTAGTAAAGGAAGTAGAGGATGTTACCAACACTAAAAATAAAGAAACTGTATGAGGGGGCTGTCATTCCTGAACATAAAAATAAACAGACAGGGTGGCTGCCGCTTACTATTGATGAAGATGTAGTCATCTTTAGCCAGGATATATGCGAAGTTCATACAGGTATTGCTGTCCAGATACCTGCTGGATATCATGGTGAAATTCACACCACGTCTTATTTAGGACAACATGGTATTAATTTGGCTAACAGCACAAAAATAATTGATGAAACATACATGGGTGAGGTGTGTCTACTGTTAAGAAATAGTGGGGCAGACGCATGTCACCTGAAAAAGGGGCAAGTAATTGCTAAATTGGGTCTCATAAAAGACCCTGTTTTTAATATGTCCATTGTGGATACATTTAACAATGAAGAAGTTATGGAGAGTGAAGATTAATATTATGGCAAAGACAGAATATACAAAAATTGTTACTAAAGCTGGTGAAGCTTTTTATGCACATTTAAGAGAACCCGAAACCTATGAAGGAAAGGAACTGGGTTACAGCATACAGCTGAAGTTGAATAAAGAAGATACCGATGAATTGATGGGCCAGATTGAAGCGGAACTGGAAAAAGCAAAATCAGAGATGAAGCTTAAGCCAGGCCGCAAGTGGTCTAAAGAGCCTTTTATGGGCTTTAAAACAGACAAAGATGGCGATATTGTCTTTAAATTTAAGGTACCGTCTACAATTAAGACCCGTTCAGGAGAAGAACTACCGAGAACTATTGGTGTCTTTGATGCCGCAGGAAACCCGATTAAGGGGGACAATATTGGGAATGGCTCTACTGTAAAGGTTGCAGCAACATTGATACCATTTCACGTCTCTAATGCGGTCAACGGTGTCTCTTTGCGGCTGAATGCTGTACAGGTGCTTAACCTTATCGAATATGGCCAGGGGGGCTCTGCTAAATCCTATGGCTTTGGTGAAGAAGATGGTTATGTCTGTGAGGAAAACACTGTGTCCGCAGACGAGAACGAAGATAATGAAGAATTGGTTGAAGGGGATTTTTAAAAGGTGAGACGTTTTTCACGAAGAGGTGGGTGGTCTAATCACATCAACAGGGGTTACAGGTCAGGGTTAGAAGACAACGTGGCCTTGCAGCTACAAGATGCTAAAATCAAAGTAGAGTATGAAAAATATACGATAAATTATAGCATTCCAGAGCAAGTACACCATTATACACCTGACTTTGTGCTGCCTAATGGTGTCATAGTGGAAACTAAAGGCATTTTTGATGTAGAAGACCGAAAGAAGCATATTTTAATCAAGCAGCAGCATCCGAACTTAGATATTCGGTTTGTCTTTTCATCAGCTGGAACAAAAATATACAAGGGTAGCCCTACGTCTTATGCTGACTGGTGTAAGAAACATGGGTTCAAATATGCTACAAAATGGGTTCCAGAAGAGTGGTGGAAAGAAGATAAAAAAGATACAGGAGGCCTCATCATGAAAAATAAAAAGTAAATAAAATGGGTAAATACGTAAAATATTTAAAACGAGAACAGACAGACTGTCTGATAATTGATAAGAGGGATGTAGAAGATAAGCCCTTACAAGAGATGTTCTGTGAAATGAAAAGAAATGCACGGTTTGATACGGGCTACCACTTTATTATTCACAGGAATGGTAGTGTAGAAGAAGACCATGCTGCTGATGAGGTGGCTGGTATTCAGTTTAAGAAAAAGGCGACTGGCATTGCACTCTTAATTCCAACGGTTAGGGGGAAGATGACAGCTGCTCAAACAAAAGCTTTCAAGGCAATAGTAGCAAAATTAAAAGAGACCTATCAGGGGGTGACACAATCTTATCCCACATTTACTGATGGGTCTCTTTTAGCTATGGAGGGGTGAGAAAAATCGGTGAAATCATTAAAGCACATCTTCCTTGTCCCGATTGTGGAAGTCACGATGCTTTAGCCATCTATGATGATGGACACACATATTGTTATTCGTGTCATGTAACACATCATGAAACACAACCTAAAGAAAAGGGTGTCCTGTATAACATAGAAGACTGGCCGACTGTCCCACTAAAAAAGCGGGGAATTACCGAAAAGACATGTAGGCTCTATTCTTATAAAGCGGGGGTGCAGATGGGACAGCCCATTCAGATAGCTTGTTATTTTAATGATAATGGTGTCTGTGTAGGGCAAAAGGTACGATATCCAGATAAGAGGTTTACCACCTTAGGTAAGATAAGTAACCGTTTCTTTGGGCAGCATTTATGGCCAGGGGGCGGGGGAAAGAAGCTGGTAGTGACAGAAGGTGAGATTGATTGCCTTACTGTGTCACAGCTGAATGGTAATAAGTACCCCGTTGTATCTATTCCTAATGGTGTCTCCTCTGCTAAGCGTGTCTTTAAAGAGAACATGGATTGGCTTAATTCCTTTGAGCAGGTAATTGTCATGTTTGACATGGATGAACCAGGGCGGAAGGCAGTTAAGGATGTTGAGGGCTTATTGCAGCCTAATAAACTTTATGTAGCCACATTGCCCCTTAAAGACCCTAATGAGTGCCTTTTGGCTGGCAGAGGACAAGAGGTTATCAAAGCTATCTGGAATGCCAAAAAGTACACCCCAGACGGCATTGTGAATGGTGCTGACCTGTGGGAAGAAGTAAGTAAGCAGGAAGACACAGAACAGGGCTTTATGTTTCCTTGGAACATTCCGCTGAATAAGATGACCTGTGGCTTGAGAAAAGGTGAATTAACTGTTTTAACAGCGGGAACAGGTGTAGGCAAAACAACGTTCGTGAGACAAGTTGCTTACGATTTGGGTGTCACAAAGGACCTTAAGGTAGGCTTGTTGATGCTTGAAGAGAACGTGAAGCGCACCGCCCGTGGTTTGATGTCTATTGCAGCATCTAAGCGGTTATATATGAATAGGCAGGGTGTCTCTGAAGAAGAGTACAAGCAGGCCTTTGATAAGACATTAGGGACTGGACACTTTATTCTATACGAGCATTTTGGGTCTTTAGATGGTGATAACTTGTTAAGCAAGATACGCTATCTGGCTGTAGGAGAGCAGTGTGATTTTATTATTCTTGACCACATCTCTATTGCTGTGTCTGGTTTGGAAGGAGACAATGAGCGAAAGCTTATTGACATCTTGATGACACAGTTACGCTCTTTAGCCGAAGAGACGGGAGTAGGTCTGATTGTAATTTCGCACCTGAAGCGTATTGATGGTATGTCACATGAAGAGGGGGCAGCAACCTCCCTTTCACAGCTGCGGGGGTCTGGAGCTATTGCACAGCTGTCCGATACCGTTATTGGCTTGGAGAGAAACCAGCAAGCAGATGGGGAACAAAGAAACAGGGTTCGTATTCGTGTCTTGAAAAACCGCTGGACAGGAGAGACAGGGATTGCAGGTTATCTTTTTTATAACAAGGCTACAGACCACTTGGAAGAAACCGAACCCCTATCAGTAGAAGAAAGAGAGGAGGCAGAAGAGGATGGCAGTCCTTTTTGATTGACAATGCTTTTATTTGATATTGAGAGCAACGGACTTTTAGAGGATATGACAGTTATCCATTGTCTATGCATCTCTGATGGGCATAAAAATATTATTCGTTATGGTCCAGACACCGTGGAAAGGGGCATTAAAAGGTTGCATAATGCCATTCGGTCTGGGGAGGGGGTATGTGGACACAACATCATAAATTTTGATATCCCCGCCATTCAGAAGCTTTATCCATGGTTCTCTATTGATAGGGCCCAGCGAAAGAATATTGTAGACACCTTGGTAATGGCACGCTTGATATATTCCAATATTGGTGAGTCTGATTATGGCCGATATCGGGCGGGTAAATTACCAGGAACATTGATTGGGTCTCATAAGCTGGCTGCTTGGGGTTATCGTTTAGGTGTCCTAAAAGGTACCTATGCGGAAGACACAGAGGATGCCTGGGCTGTCTTTAATGAAGAAATGCTGGACTACAACGAACAGGATGTTGTTGTCACAGAATGCCTTTATGATAAGCTACTGGAACAGAAATATTCACAGACAGCTATAGAGCTTGAGCATAAGATAGCGTGGCTTATGGCACAACAGGAACGCAATGGTTTTCCATTTAATGTACAAGAGGCTATAAAACTGGAAGGTGTCTTACGTACCAGAGCAGCAGCACTGGATGAGGAGATACGAAAGATGGTACCACCTATTCCTGATAAGGTCTTTATTCCTAAAAGGGACAATAAGACCCTTGGGTATGTGAAGGGCGTTCCTATTCAACGCTATAAAGAGTTTAACCCGAACAGCAGACAACAGATTGAATATATTATTTGTAAACGCTGTGGGTATTTACCAGACAATGTGGAACTCTATGCGGAAGATGGGCGCCTTAAGATGGATGAGCAGACTTTTAAGTATCTAAAAGTTGACAAAAAAGCCCCTAAAGAAGTACAGGTGCTTGCTCCTTTATTAGAAGAACAGCTAATGATTTCAAAGCGTTTAGGGCAACTGGCAGACGGCAGTCAGGCATGGTTGTCTCATGTGAAAGCGGATGGACGCATTCATGGGCGAGTTAATCCTAATGGAGCAGTAACAGGAAGAGCGACACATTCGTCCCCTAATGTTGCCCAGGTGCCACATAATGGTGCTCCTTATGGCAAAGAATGTAGGGCGTTGTTTGGCGTACCAAAGGGGTGGATACAGGCGGGGATAGACGCATGTGGTTTAGAGCTACGTTGTCTTTCCCATTTTTTATACCCCTATGATGAGGGTAAGTATGCTTATGAAGTTGTCCATGGGGACATTCATACGGCGAACCAGAAAGCAGCTGGTCTTGAAAAGAGAGACACTGCAAAAACATTTATTTATGCCTATTTGTATGGGGCTGGGGATGCTAAGATTGGTAAGATTGTTGGTGGTGATGCTACAGAAGGTAAGCGTCTGAAAAAGAAGTTTTTGGCAGCAACACCCGCCATTAAGAACCTTAGAAAGGCTATTGAGGGTGTTTTAGTTAAAGAGACCTATCACGGCAAGATTACCAGATGGAAGCGTCATTATCTAAAAGGTTTAGATGGTCGACTATTGCATGTACGGTCTATTCATTCTGCTTTAAATCTTCTGCTCCAAAGTGCAGGCGCTTTGGTTTGTAAATACTGGATAGTACGGACAGAAGAGCGGCTGCTGGACAGGGGGCTGAAGCATGGTTGGGAAGGTGACTTTGCGCTGATGGCTTGGATACATGATGAGCAGCAGGTGGCCTGCCGAACCGGACAGATAGCAGAGATAGTAGTACAAGAAGCACAGCTTGCGATGAGAGATACGCAGGCGTTTTTTAATTTTAGGTGCCAGCTGGATACAGAAGGCATTATAGGTCATAACTGGAAGGAGTGTCATTAAGATGGATATAAGTGAAATTAAAGGGGGGCAGAAGCTACGGGTTACAGGGGTGATAGGATGTGTAGCGGGTTGTATAGGTACTTGTACTTATATAGACCGCTGTAGGGGTTTGGTTGCCCTGGAATTTAAAATATCACGTGCTGGTTTGCATTCATGTCAAGGGCATTGTAAAGAGTTGCATGGTTATTGGTGTGCACCGCACCTTTTGGAACCTGTAGAAGAAGAGGTAGTTGATAATAACACCCCGTGTGCACCACCACCTGTAGATGTGCACATAGCAAGACTGGAGGATGTTGTAGAAACACTTTTCAAAATAGGTGTTTCAAGACAAGATATGCTTGAGTTATTTAATGATATAACCAAGAGGCATTTTGCAGAAAAACAACTTCGGGATAAAATTGTAACCCTAAAAGAAAAGGTAGCAAGATGTCAGAACTAATACAGTTTTTAAAAGAAGTCCATATGCGTTCTCCAGCGTTGCAGAGTGATTTTGCCAGGGAGAACGCCTTTTTTATTGCCGAGGCAGCATCACGGGGCCTAATCTCCTCTGTGATTGAAAACACAGCATGTAACTATTGGACAGTAACAGAAAAGGGGTTATCCCTGATGTCTTATGGTGGAGGGGGTGGCTCTTTACGCTTACATTAATTTTTGATGCAGATATGCTTGTCTTTGAAAGTGCTTCCAGCGTAGAGACACCTGTCAATTGGGGTGGAGACCTATGGACTCTTCATGCAAATGCATCGGACGCAGAAGCCCAGTTTGAGGACAGGGTGTCCCTTATTGTGGACAAAGTGTTAAACCATATGGACTATGAGGGTGAATATGGTCTGATTATGTGTTTTTCAGACCAAAATCAGAATTTCCGAAAAGAAATTTTAAGCACCTACAAGGGCAACCGTGCAGGAAAGCTAAAGCCTGTTTGCTATGGGGCAGTACGTCAGTGGGTGGAATACAGATATGACTGTGTCTCTTATCCGACCCTGGAAGCGGATGATTGTGTGGGGCTCCTTGCTGATAAGTATAAGGGGCATGAAGTACACATTTCGGGCGATAAAGATTTCAAGACAATCCCTGGTGTCTTTTTTGATTTTCTACATGATGAGTGGTTTGAGATTTCAGAAGAACAGGCTTATAAAAATTTCTTAGCACAGGTCATGATAGGAGATGCTGCCGATAACTATAAGGGTTGTCCTGGTATAGGCCCAAAGACAGCAGATAAAGTCTTAGAAAAATATGGGGTAGGCTGGAAGACAGTTGTTGACCAATTTAAAAAGGCAGGGTTGACTGAAGGAGAAGCACTCCAGCAAGCACGGGTGGCGCATATTCTAAACAAAGAGGAGGAGTATGACGTATGCAAGTACAAGGTTACGTTGTGGAACCCGAACTAACCGTCTATATGGTGAAACCAAAAGACACCACATATATTTATCGAGCACTGCATGCTTTTACAGAATGTGCAATGAAAAATAAATACTGTGCACAGTTTTATTCTGAAAAGAGTGCTGAAGAAGCTATGAGGGTTATGGCAGTAATGCGGTGTCTGGCAGCATTCCTATATAAGGGAGACGTTGTGGGGTATGTGGGGTATACCATTGAGAACCCCTGGTGGATGAAGCAAGAAGTTTTTAGAGAGCTTTTTGTCCTTTGTGTCAGCCCCCGTTTTCACGGCTTTGGGCGTGTAGCTGCAAAGTGGATGGAAGAGACAGCAAAGTTAAACCATATACCACTTTTAGAGACAGCAGCTGCCCTCCCTGAAGACCCCCAGTTGGCAAAGAACCTGTATATGAAGAAGCAGGGGTTTACTTTAGAGTACCCCTCCTTTGTGAAGATTTTGAAAGAGGGTAAAAGATGACAATTAATGAGGAATTGAAAACCCCCTATGTTTCTCCACAGCTGATAGAGTATCTGGATGGTGTCTTTAATACCGAAGGTTTATTGTCTGGCTTCCCGCTTACTATGGATGCCGAACGGCAGATAGGGTACTTGCAAGGCGTTGTGGCTGTAAAAGAGCATTTACGGTCTGTAGCTTTTGAAAAAGAAGAAGAGGAGGACTAATGTGCTTATGGTCTAAAGTGAGTATGCCAAAGATTAACACGGCAGGAAGAGACATTCTCCCGTATACACAGACAAAAGACCCCGACTCCCCTATCTTTGGTGGTAGTCAGGATTATAAGAAGAAAATACGGGGGGCACAGGAATTAAAGATTGATAGAGATGAAGACGATGATGACACCCGTGGAAATTATGGTACGGGCTGGGTTTTATAAGAATGAAAGGAGAATTGAATGGGGGCTGTAGGTAAAGCAGTAGGACGAGTATTAAAGCACGCTGTACGGGGTGTAGGTAAGGTTGTTGGCGGGGTTACTGGTGGTTTATTTGGCAGACAGAAACAGCCAGATATTAATGTAGAACAGCCAGCACAGGCAGCCGCACCCGCAGCACAGGAAAGCGGTCAGACAGATGTCAACATTGACACAGCGGCCGATAAAAAGAAAAGAAAAGCAAAGGGCAAGAAAGGCCTGATGATTAATGCAGGCGCCAATGCTTCTGGTGGTACTACAGGGACAGGACTGAATATCTAATGGCAGAGACACAACGGACAGAAACAGCAAAAGCTCTTTATGAGCGCTTAGTGTCTGAAAGGTCTCCATATGTAACCAGGGCGGAAGAGTGTGCAAAGTATACGATACCCTCATTGTTTCCTAAAACGGGAGCAGGGGCGTCTACAACGTTTGACACACCGTACCAGTCTGTAGGGGCACGAGGGGTAAATAATTTAGCATCTAAATTGATGTTAGCCTTGTTTCCTCCTAATGCCCCCTTTTTTAGGTTGTCTCCAGGCCAGGAAGCACAAAAAGACTTGGAAGCAAGGCCTGAATTAAAGACACGGGTAGAACAGGTACTAATGCAAAAGGAGCACCAGCTGGCGGACTATGGAGAGACACATCAGTACAGGGTGACCCTTGCTGAAGCCATAAAGGTACTTATTGTTACAGGGAATGACCTTTTGTTCCTTCCACCAAAAGAAGAAGGAATGAAGCTGTATAAGCTCAATTCTTATGTGGTACAGCGTGATGCCTTAGGGAATGTTATTCAGCTTGTTACTTTAGATAAGATAGCCTATGCCGCCCTCCCAGATGACATTCAGTCCTTGGTGGACGGAAAGGGGCAGACAAAGAAGCCAGAAGATATCATTGAGGTTTACACACATGTTTACCGTGAAGATGATAAATTTTTGTCTTATCAGGAAGTAGATGGGCAGACAGTTCCTGGTTCAGACCAATCTTTTCCACTATTAAAGACCCCATGGATACCCTTGCGCATGGTAAAGGTAGATGGGGAGTCTTATGGGCGGTCTTTCGTAGAAGAGTATTTAGGGGACTTGAAGTCTCTTGAAGGGCTTTCTAAGGCCATTGTGGAGACAGCAGCTATTGCGGCGAATGTCTTATTTTTGGTAAATCCTAATGGCATTACACGGCCATATAAGCTTTCTAAGGCACAGAGTGGTGAATTTGTACCAGGCAGAAAAGAAGACATTCATGCTCTACAGTTGGAGAAATATGCGGACTTGCAGGTAGTTAATGCTACCATCCAGAATATTGAGTCAAGGTTGTCTTATGCCTTTATGCTAAATAGTGCTGTACAGCGAAACGGGGAGCGTGTAACTGCCGAAGAAATTCGATATGTAGCATCTGAACTGGAAGACACCCTTGGTGGTGTCTATTCTATTTTGTCTCAAGAGCTCCAGCTGCCCCTGGTAAGGCGCATGTTGGCACAACTGGCTGCAACAGGACAGATGCCTGATTTACCAGAGGACCTGGTAGAACCCACGATTACTACAGGGTTAGAAGCCCTTGGACGTGGGCATGATTTAAATAAGCTGACAACATTTATGCAGCTGATTGCCCAGAACCCCGAACAGGCAAAAGCCATTAAGTGGAATGAAATGACTCTTATGGAAGCTAATGCGCTTGGTTTGGATGTATCTGGTTTAGTCAAGACTGAAGAAGAAATGCAGCAGGAACTACAACAACAGCAGATGGCCGAGATGGCTACAAGAGCAGCCCCACAGATGGCACAGGGGGTAATGAATAATGGGCAGCAACAAGGAGGTTAAAAATGGATAACGATAATACCGTCCAGGTGGCGGATAGTGACAATGGGTCTCTTTATGGTCCTAATGCGGTCACAGGGGGCGCAGAAGATGCCCTTAAAGGACACGAAGATGTAGAAATTAAGACATCAGATACAAAGAATGTCTCCGTTAAAGAAACGGATGATGAAGGCAACAAAAAGGAAGTAAAAAAAGAAGCTGACAAAGAGGATACCAAAAAGTCTCCAAAAGGTGACAAAAAGGACCCTAAAGAGAAAACAGTTGAGCAGCGCATTACAGACCAGAAACAGGCAGAAGAAGATGTCATTAAAGACCTGACTGCTAAAGGGGTTGATTTTGATGGAATGTCTAAAGAGTATGAAGACAATGGTGAATTGTCTGAAGACAGCTATAAAGCCCTGGAGAAAGCTGGATATCCGAAGAGTGTTGTGGATGCTTACATTGCTGGTCTGGAAGCAACGGTAACGGCATATAGGGATGCTGTCTTTGAAGCCGCAGGCGGTGAAGACGAATATGACCGCATTGTGGCCTATGTCGGTGGATTGTCTGATGCACAGATTAATGCATTTAATCATGCGATTGATGCAGGAGATGTGACACAGCTGTCCGTCATGTTTGAGGGGTATAAAGCACAAATGGAGCAGAAGTATGGTACAGCGAACCGTACTGTTCTGGGTGGTGGTAATTCTGGAAAGGCGCAGGAGGGCTATGCATCGAAAGCAGAGATGGTAAAAGCAATGAGAGACCCCCGCTATACCAGAGATAAAGCCTACACAGAAGAAGTACAGCGCAAGACCATGCATTCAAACTTCATTGGCTAATACTATATTTATTTTGGTTTAGGAGCATATTGCTCCTCTTTTTTATTGTAAAGGAGAATATTTAATTGCCGAACGTAACTGTAGCAGAACCTGGTAAAGTCCAGGGAGGGACAGACTCCCTTGAAATGTACCTGAAGGTATTTGCAGGGGAAACTATTACAGCTTTTGAGAGAGCTTCCGTAACTAACGGGAGACACATTTTGAGAACGATTTCCAGCGGAAAATCGGCACAATTTCCTGTGTTTGGGCGGGCATCCGCTGACTACCTGAAACCTGGTAAGTCTCTGGATGATATTCGTAAGAACATTCCTGGGGCTGAAAAGAACATTCTGATTGATGGCCTTTTGACCACTTCCCAGATGATTACGGACATTGATGAGGCCTTGAAGCACTATGATGTCCGCAGCGAATACTCCAGACAGATGGGTGAAGCCCTGGCGATGGCCGCAGATGGGGCTGTCCTTGCAGAAGCCGCTAAGATGGTGGTAGCCAACAAGGAGAACATCACTGGTCTGGGTAAAGGGGAGATTATGCAGCTGACCACAGCAGCAGACATCACAGAAGCCTTTGGTAAGGAACTGGTGTCTTCTCTTCTGAACGTCAAAGCGAAGATGTCCCAGAACTATGTTCCTGCATCTGACCGCTATGTGTTCATGACCCCTGTGGGCGTAAATGCCCTTGTTGCGTCCCTTGTGGCCATTAATCGTGACTATGGGGCAGTAGCAACCATTACGGAAGGAAATGTCCTCCGTGTGGCTGGTTTTGACATCATTGAAACCCCGCACCTTACGGCTGGTGGGGCAGCAAAGAATGATGGTGTACTCCAGGGAGATGGCCATGTATTCCCCGCAGCTTATGCAGCTAAGGCGGTTTACATTGCTATGCACCGTTCCGCAGTGGGCACCGTTAAGCTGAAAGACCTTGCACTGGAAAAAGCACGCCGTGCTGAATATCAGGCAGACATGCTTGTAGCATCCTATGCTATGGGTCATGGTGGTCTTCGTCCTGAAGCGGTCTTCATGGGCGCAACGAAGTAAGACACAGGTAACAGGAGGGAGCCTTAAATCCCTCCATTATAGGTCAGTAGTTTAATGGAAAAACGGTGGTCTCCAAAACCATAAGATGTGGGTTCGAGTCCTACCTGGCCTGCCATATTTAAAAGAAAAGGAGTAATAGATGACAGAATTAGATGCTGTAAATGAGATGTTGGGTGTCATTGGGGAACCCCCTGTGAACACGTTGGAAGTAATTGAAAACGTTGATGTAGCAAATGCCTTGCGTATCTTGCATAAGACAAGCCGCTATGTGCAGTCTAAAGGATGGGCATGGAATACATGGACGTCTTATCTTTTTAATCCTGATGTATATACAAAGAAAATTAGGTGGTCTGATAATATTTTATTTTTGGTAGGGACAGACGGAACTAAATATGTGCAGCGTGATGGGTATGTTTTTGATGTGGACAATCAGACAGACATATTTGAACAGCCTATAGAAACCACAGTAGTCCTTTATATTGATATCGAGAACCTCCTTGACCCTATTGCACACTATATTGTAGCTAAAGCATCCCGAAAGTTTCAAAATGAGACATTAGGGGATGACAGCTTAGATAATTCTTTAGGGGAAGCAGAACAGGAAGCATGGGTTGCTTTACAGGAGTATGAGATGCAGATAGGTACCTACAATGCAAACAGAATGACCTATGTCCAGCAGTTACAGGGGAGGTAAGATGAGCAGAATATCACAGACAGTAAAGAATTTGGTGGCGGGTATTTCACAGCAGCCAGCATTATTACGTCTCCCCGAACAATTAGAGACACAGGTAAATGGTTTTTCTACTGAAGCTTCTGGGCTACAGAAAAGACCACCTACATGCTATATTGCTGACTTAGGTATCCCTTTTGCTAACCCAGAGCCCCTGGTACACATTGCAAACCGTGATGAAGATGAGCGGTATATGATGATATTTGATGGTACAGGGGTGTCTATTTATGACCTTCAGGGTCACAAGAAGACAGTCAAGTATGAGGGGAACGCACAGCAGTATTTAACGGTGTCTAAACCCCGTACACAGTTGCGGCTGGTTACTATTGCGGATTACACATTTATTGTTAATCGGAACTTTAAAGTGACAATGAGTGACAAAAAGGTATCCTCAACATGGGATGACCATGCTTGTCTCATAAATGTTAAATCGGGGCAATATGGGCGCACCTATACCATTTTTATTAATGGAGAAAATGTTGCGTCTTTTATCACACCTAATGGGGATAATGCAGAGGATGCAAAGAAGATAGATACCAATTTTATTCGGGACCGCTTAGCAGAAAAGGTACGAGAAAAGGGTTGGCAGACACAGCTGGTAAATTCTGCATTTTACATGAGGAAAGAAGATATACACATAAACTCTTGTTCATGTGATGATGGCTTTAATGGTAATGCCCTATTTGCTATCTTTCATTCAGTACAAAAGTTTACAAATTTACCAGTGACAGCTGTACAGGGATATACGGTGAAGGTTATTGGGAACAGTGGCTCTGATGCAGATGATTATTATGTATCATATGACGCAACCGATAATGTATGGAAAGAATGTGCAAGACCTGGCATACTTGCAGGCTTTAATAATTCAACGATGCCACATACATTGGTCAGAAACGCAGATGGGTCTTTTACCATTAAAGAGGTTTCCTGGGATGAGCGAAAATCGGGTGATGATGACTCAAACCCCTATCCCTCTTTTGTAAACAACAATATTAACGATATCTTTTTATTTAGAAACAGGCTTGGTGTCTTATCTGGAGAAAATGTTATCTTGTCACGCTCTGCCTCCTTTTTTGACTTTTGGGGGGCATCAGCAGTAGAAGTACAGGATACAGACCCCATTGATTTAGCGGTGTCTGATAACCAGGTGTCCATTTTGTACCATGCGGTACCCTTTTCAACAGACCTGGTGTTGTTCTCACAAAACTCACAATTCATTTTGTCTGTAGATGGCGTCTTATCCCCACAGAATGCTTCCGTGCCACATACCACATCCTTTGCATGTGATGTGGCGGTTGCCCCAAAAACAGTGGGGAGACGCATTTACTTTATTGTAAAGAGAGCACTATACTCCAGCGTAAGGGAATACTATACAATGGATGATACCCGTGGGACTAAAGACGCACAGGACATTACATCACATGTCCCATCGTTATTAAAGAATGGTATTTATGATATTTATTCTTGTGGCAATGAAAACATTGTATTACTGCCGTCTGTGGGGGATACCTCAAAATTATATGTATATAAATTCCTCTTTACAGACGATGAACGATTACAGTCTTCTTGGTCTTATTGGGAATTTGATAAAGCCGCTGTTTTAGGTGGGGGCTTTATTGGGTCTGAACTGTACCTTTTATTAAACAGAGACAATCGATTATTTATGGAGAAGGTAATATTTACTTACAACACAAAGGATTATGAAGATGAACCTTATAGGGTCTTTTTGGACAGAAAGGCAATTACTGCCCCCATTCCAGCAGCAAACTATGATGACATTAATCACCAGACTATTTTGCACCTTGGGGCTTCTTATAATCATGCTGTGCCTGATGGTACTTACTATGGTGTAGTAACCCCCGATAAGCACTATTTTGAGTTTTCCGCAGAAGACGTAAAGGCAGATAAATGTTACCTTCATGGGAACTACGTGGGACAAAAGGTGACAATAGGACAGGTTTACACTTTTAGAATTGATTTTTCTACTATTTACGTTAAGCGTAAAACAGATGCAGGGGTTGTTGCTGATGATGAGGGCCGTCTCCAGTTGACCAATGCAAAGATAAATTTTGAAGAGACAGGAGTATTTGAAGTTAAGGTATCTCATAAAGACAACAGGGCAGACAATAAATATTATCATACAGGGCGTGTCTTAGGGCAGGCCGCAAACAAACTGGGCATCATCCCGTTAGAGACAGGGGCGATGCTTTTTCCAATTATGTCTGTTAATTCAAATTGTATTATTTCAATTAGTTCCAGAGCACCTACACCTGTTTCCTTAATGGAATGGACGTGGTCTGGAAATTATCAGAAAAGGACACACAGTATATGATAGCTATTATGCCAGCAACGAAAGAACAACTGTATTATTTTGCACAACATATCCGAAAAGCGGATGCTCAAGAAGTTTTTCATGCTACGGGAATTTATGATAGGACACATTTTTATGCTACTTTATGTCACTTAAAGGGTGTCATGGCTGTTACACTGTCTGATAATTCTTTGCTGGGTATTGGTGGAATAGAGTCGCTGAATGAAGACACAGCAAAAGTATGGTTATTGCTTACTACCAATGTAGAGAAGCATAAAATAGAATTTATCAGGTGGTCTAAAGGTTTTAAAGAGGTTCTTTTACAGCACTACAGAGTAATTACAAATGTGGTGTGGTTATGCAATTATACACATGTGGTCTATTTGAATTACTTAGGGGCCCGTTGGAGACGCTTAAAGGGCAATTGGGGTACATTTACAATTACACGAGAAGAGAAGGTGAAAGATACAGATGTGCACATGGGCAGTCGCAGGACAGATGGCCTTACAAGCCTGGGGCATACGACAAAGGAATAAAGCAGCCGCACAGGCCGCAAACATGAAGATGACAGGCGCTGTGCAGGAAATGAACTATGCTTTTCAAAACTATGAACAGGAAAGGCGAGACTCTTATGAAGCGGCTGTTAATGATATTATAAAAACCCGTATTAATCAAATGCAGTTAAATTCTTCTGTCCAGGCGGCTATTGCAGAAGGCATGGCTGGGGGTGGAAGGACAGCTGACCGCCTGATTAGGGCAGGGGAAGCAGACACAGCCAGAGCCGTTGGGTCTATTCAGGATAACTATAGCCGCAAGAGCAATGAGATTGACTTGAATAAAGAAATCACCGCTTTGTCTACCAAAGAATACATTGCTAATACCTATGCACAGGCTAAGCCTGATAAGATAGGTGATTTGATGTCTTTAGCTGCCACAGGCTTAAAGGGGTATGCAGCAAAGAAAGATGCTACAGCCATAGATAACTATCGTAGGAATGTCAGTGTGTCTCCTATTGAGACCACAAGGAACGTATTAGGTAACGATAGGGGCTGGGGTGATTACACAGGTTATAAATTGAAGACAAAGAGACAAAATGATTATAACTTTGCGTGGGAACCAAAGTATTCCAATTCACGCTTTAGAACTATGAATAGGTTAAGGGAGGGGGTCTAAGATGCCAACAAACATAGCAAACGCTATTGGAACACAGAGGCAATTTACTAAGCAGCCTGTAGCTACATATGTTTCACGTTTAAATCCATTGCAGTCTTCCTCCCGTTATATAGATGCCCAGGCTATGCCAGGTAACCGTTTGGCCCGTTCCTTAGGTATCTTTGGGGACGCTGTAGAGTCTTATATATCAGAAAGGGACAAACAGAAACAATTAGACGCCAATAAGGTTGAAGCACTTTTAGGCGCTACAGACCCAAAATCGTGGGCAACGGCTACTTCTGCGCAGTTACTGGCACAATATGGGCAGTACCAACTGGCAGACAACCCATATGCAGTGGCTTATATTGATAAGATGCGTGGAAAGCATATGGCTATGTTGGCTGACCAGGAATATGCAAAACTGCGAGAAGAACAGGGAGAGCTCCCCACAGCAATGGAAGAAGCAGAGCGCTATTATTCCTTTAAGCAATCTTATTACCAGGACATGAAAGATAAGCTGCCCTTTGAAGTTAATATGGATAGCCTTGATGAAGGCTTTTATGAAAGCTATGAAAATGGGCTGGTACAAAGCATCAGCTTGCAGGGTGCCCAGCGTTCAGCTAATTACAAAGCGGAGCGTGATGGCGGCTTTCAGGTGGCATTAGGGGATTTAACCCATCAGATGTCTTTGGGAATGTCTAATGAAGATGCTACAGCAGCAGCTACCCAGAAGTTTTTAGCTATGGCTCTTAATGGTTATCAACCATCCGAGTCTATTAAAATGGCCGAAGGCTTACTGAAACAGGCAGCCCGTGATGTGGGGTCTCCTGATAAGATACAGGCACTGGGAGAAGCAACCCTGTATAGAGACCCAGAAACACTGGCTGATGTCAAAGTAAAAGACAAGATTGATTTACAAGACTATTTAGTCATGGCAGGGCAGTCTTCTTTTAATAAAATGAATAAATGGTCTATTGATAAGACATCTGAAATTGATAAATTAAAAGCAGCGGGGGATACAGCGGGTCTTCAAGCTTATGCAGAAAAGTTGCAAAAGGACAGCCCACAAGGTTATCTTACACTTGAGTCTTATCTTCGCAAGGCCATAGACGCCGCCCCTGAAATAAAAGCACGTTTATTGGAAAAAGAAGCAAGGAACCATGCAAAACAGGTAAATGCAGATATAGGCGTCCGAACAGCTAAAAAGGCTATTTATACCTTATTGTCTGGTGGCAGGGCGGCTCTTGGTAATAATCTGACTGTACAACAGTATGATGAGACAGGAAACATTGTTACAAAGACAGTCTCAAAAGATGACCAGAACAGGGCAGCAGAAGAGGTATATATGGAACTCATGCAGTCTTCCGCAGACCCCGCTGTAAAAGCAAGACAAATGATGGCTGTCTTAGACTTTGCGCCTCATGGTGCCCTTGCAGAGGGCATAAAGAACCAGGTGCATGAAGCCTTGATACATCCATCGGCCTCTGCTTTGAATGATGCCTTTTCAAAGAGCTTTGGCGGTATAACAACAGGTCTTCATATGCTGGCAGCAGACACACCACGGTTTATGTCTATCTTTGGTGATGAAGACACAGCTAAAATTCAAACATTACAGATGTTAATGGACATGAACCCAGACCCATTGAATGTAGAACAGCCTTTGGCTATGTTCATTAATGGGGCAGAAAAGCTGGCAGATAAGGTACAGAGGCAACTATTTGAAGATGACTATATTAATATGGCCAATAACAATGCTGTGGAAACTTTAGATTATTCTACAGAGGACAATGAGAGCGTTAAAGCAGACAGGGCGTACCTTGATGACCCCTTAGTGCAGCCTTTAGCACACAATTTGTTCCTTTATGCCCGTGCATGTGGCATGGATGAAGACACAGCAACCCAGCAGGTCAATGATACAGTATCAAGAGTGTTTATGACCTATAAGGGACATATTTTGCCTAAAGCGTTCTTTTCGGACATTTCGGCAGATGACAAGCTGGATGCAGGTGCTGCCACCATGAATTGGCTAAGGCATAAGACAGCTATCAATAATGCTGCATGGGGTGTAGAAGAAGACAATTTGTACTTTGAATACAGCCGCTGGGACCATACGTTGGTCTTACGGTCTATAAATTGGGCACAGCCTGTAGCTGCCTATACCAAAGCACAGTTTACAGAGCAGTCCAATATTATGTCTGATGAATTAGCCAACGGTAATGAAACAGGGGCAGCTATTATAGATAGCAAAACAAATACAGACGATACGTCAGATGATAATGATAGTATCACTGTTGATATTTTAGATAGGTTTAAGGGAATTATAGATTGATAAGGAGGTGTCTAAGTGCCAGGTGATATGAAACCCTATATGGATTTGGCGGAGATAGCTGCACAGGAATTTCAAAATAAGACAGGTAGATATCTTGACCCTAATCTGATATGGGCACAATGGTACCATGAGACAGGTGGCTTTACGTCTGAACTCTTCCGAACAGGAAACAATTTAGGGGGCTTTACAACCACTGAAGATATGGGGGATGACTGGAGGCAGCCTGATGGAGACCTCTGGTATAAACCTTTTTCTTCCAGAGAAGATGGGGCAAGATTTGCTGGTGCTTATCTGGCAAATTATGTCGAAAACGGTATTGCAGATGCAACAGACCCTGTATCTTATGCACAAGCATTAAAGAATGGTGGTTACTATGGGGCGTCTGTAGAAGAATATGCTTCAGGGTTGACCAGTGCTTTAGGTGTGTCTCCTGATTTTCAGGTGTTTGAAGAGGCGCACCCAATAGGGCCTTGGGGAGAGACACCCGCACCTATTCCTGAAGACAACCGCCATCCGTCTTACTTTGAAAGAACATGGGAAGAAACAAAAGATAAATTTATTGATAATGCAGTCGATGATGGTGCATGGGCTGTCTTAAGAAACCTTTGGGCAAACATAAATGCATCAGGGGTGTCTCACTTTTTGGATACATATAATCCATCTCAAGAAGAAGTAGAGATGGTTAAAAGAGAACTGCCAGATACAGATACCCAAGGTAACAAGATAGCGGGAGCGTTAGCGGCACAGGAATATGTCTTAACACATGCATCCAGTGCAGAAGCCTTACAAGAGCTCCTCTACATGAAGCAAGAGGACATGCAGAGGAGGGCACGTGTTTCCCAGATGGAATATGGGCTATCTACATTGGGTTCTGTGGTGGGGGCTTTATTTGACCCTGTAACTATTGTAGCTGCGGGTGTCTCTGGTGGTACAGCCTTACTGGCAAAAGCTGGTAAGGTAGCTGCTTTAACTAAAAAGATTTCACTTTTAAAGAAACAAATGCGGGTGTCTTCGGCTATTACAGGTATGGATAATTTTGCCATTCAGTGTGGCACAAAAGTTGCTTTAGGCTCCGCAGTAGCTACAACAAACCGCTGGGCAGCAAAGAATTATGGTGGCTGGGAACCAGACTATGCTTCTGCTGCTTTCCTTGGTGGGACCATTGGGGGCGCTATAGGTCTTGCAGGGCGTTTGCGTAAAGCAGGTGTCCGTGGTAAGAAGATTAATGCCCTTGAAGACACCATAGAGCAAACTAAAAGAACCATAGTGGCACAGGCAGAGGATTATGTCTCCCCTATGTCACATAAAGGGCAAGTAGTAGACTACCTGTCCAAAGTAAATCAGAGGCGGCTGGCAGATGGCAGCAAAGAGGCACAGGAACTCATGGATGCTAATAAGCTCTTTATTGTGTCCAGAGAGCATGCAGAGAAATTAGCTGCCTACAATGGTATTTCTTTAGACAAGAAAGCAGTGGCTTTTACTGATAAGGCATCAGGGGTGTCTGTTCTATTGTCCGATAAGGTGACACCTAAGAACATTAAGGGCTTAGTGGCACACGAGGTTGGTGTACACCAGGGCTTACAGCATATGATGCCTGAAAGTTCTTATAAACAGGTATTAAATACTGTACAGCAAAAGATGCAGACCTCAAAAAATCCCGCATGGCAAATGGCAGCTAAACAGGCAAACAGCCCTGAAGAGGCATTGGCCTATTGGGTAGAACATTCTTTTAATAAGAAGGAGAAGTTTTGGCAACGCCTTAAAAAGAACATTATTAATAAAGACACAACGGATGAAGAATTAAAAGACCTGATAATCCGTGGTGTTCAGAATGAAATTAATAATAAGCAGGTAGTTACGCCACTGGTTGATGGGTCTAATGTGGTTATGGATATTCATTATTCCAAAGACAACATGCTAACCCCTGTTCATGAGACCTTTATGGATACTAAAGGGGCTGTGTCTAAAGAAAATAAACACTGGTACCTTGATTTTCTGGGTCTTCATTTTTCTCCAGGAGAGTGGTTGGAGGCAGGCTGGCTTCCTGGCACTCTTTATGGTAAGCTGGCCTCTTCCCGTCTGCCACGATTACGAGAAGCAGCAAATATCCTTTTACATGATGCACAAATGCGTGGCCATGAACGTTTCGGTATGACACAATCAACAGAGGACATTAAACGATTTATGCAAGACCGCTGGCTGTCTATGTATAATGATTTTATGGATGACCGCATAAAATATACGGTGAAAACGTATGGCCATGTGGGGGCATTAAGAAATAAGTATATTAATAAAGTAAATGAGGACATTGTTAAATGTTATAACTTACTTAATGAAAACTGTGCTGCCCTGGGTAAAGCAGACACTTTGTCTAAATACCCCGCTGAAATTGTGTCTTTAGCAAGGCGCATGAAAGCCATTCGCAAAGATATGATGGAATTTGGGGCAGCGGAAGGTGAAAAGTTAGGTGGACGAAAAGGTACAGGAGCATATCTTAGTCATGATGGTCTCTTTAATGATGATGAGTTTTACCGTATTGTAGACATGGATAAGATGTATGACTATGTAGGAGCACACTATTATGGTGGTGCTAAAGGCTGGGATAAATTTCAGGATATGCTTACGGATTATGCAAGACGCAATGCAAATAGAAAAGTTATTAGAGAACAGCTTGAACATAAAGCCCAACAAGACTTTGATATTGCAAGGCTTCAGTATAACAGCAAGTCACACGGGCCTAAAGACGTCCCACCTGTTAAGACAGACGTAACCGATGAAGCCGTGGATGCATGGATAGAGGAAAATGCTAAAGACTGGGCATTCGGTATTAAGGACAGACACATGTCTGATATGGAGTTTATGGATGGCGATGTGTCTACTTTTAGGGACAATATGGCCTCCTTTAATCACCGTTTTCCTATGGATACATCTGCTGAAATGGATATTGGTAACGGTGTTACCTTCTGTTTTGACCGAGATATGCGTGATTTTGATATAGACAAAATTATGCCCCAGATGATAAACAGAATGTCTGGTGATGTTGCCCTTCATGCAACCTTTGGAGAAGGGGGTACAAAAGATTTTCTGGATACTTGTACACAAGAATTAGAAAAGAGCAAACATATATTAGGCAAAGGGGGTGCCGAGAGACAGAAAGATGTGTTAAGACGCTCCATCCAGATGATACGAGGCGTAGGAGATTACAATACAGCAGACATGAAAAACATGAACCTGCTGTCCAATATGATACGTAAGCACTCTTATGCAAATGTGGGTGGTAACATGACCTTTGCACAGACAGGTGAAATTGGGTCTATGGTTGCTTACAGCGGCTTTCATTCTTTGCTGTCTGGTATTCCTGTCTTTGGTAAAACACTGGCCAGGGGCTGGAGGCACATGTCTAAGGGAGAACTGGCGTCTATAGCCGAAGCAGCCGAAAAGCATCTAAGAGGAGAGTCTATTGCGACCAAAGCGTGGCATATGAGCTCCTCTATGACTAACCGTGCCTTTAGCCAGACCATGGCACATAATGATGATAACTCCCGTACCTTATTGTCCACGGTGGCCGATAGTGCTTATAAATGGACACATAGAGAGTCTTTATTGACCTCTACTGTAAACCAGATGACAAAGCTGACAGACGCTATGGAACAGGAGTCCCGCATTAGTGCCATTACAGACCTTATAGACTGGGCAAATGGTAAAACATTTAGTGCCTTTAGGAACCCCGTAAGTGCAAAGAAACTGAAAGCAGCAGGAGTGTCTGATACGGTTAGCATGAAACGGGATATAAAGAAATACCTGGATGTTCCACAAGACCAGGTAGCAGCTTCAATGGACAAATGGATGCAGGAGTCTCCTGATACGTTTACATTATGGAGACAGCTGGTTAGAAACCAATCACTGCGGTCTATACAGCAGCAAACCATAGGAAACACTGGGTACCTTAAAGATGCTAATTGTTTTACTAAACTGTTCTTCCAGTTTAAAGATTTCACATTTAGGACTATTAATGGACAGATGATGAGGGCCTTGCAGTCCCATGAAGTTGACGATGGGATGGCATTAATGTTCTCTATGGGCACAAATGCTATGACTTACTATGGCATGACAGTAGCCAGAGGATACGCTATGTACCCCAATGATACAGCTAAACGGGACGCCTTCTTTGATAGGAACCTTACGCCACAGCGCTTAGCCTTAGCGGGGTTGACAAGAGCATCCTTTATGTCTATTCTGTCTGTAGGTACCGATGTAGCGGAAATGACTACAGGCTTCCAGGGCTTTAGAACTACAGTAGATAATACCTACAAAAAACCATATTCGGATATGTCAGTAGGCGGAAAGGCTGGGAAGTTTTTTGGGCAGGCACCTGCTGCGGGTGTTATCGACAAGACCACATATGGGACAATAGGTGCTTATAATCTGGCAACACACCAGGGAGACACAAGAGATTTTGATAATCTCATGCGGTCTTTGCCGTTAGGCTCCTGGTGGGCTATGGTAGGTGTGTCTTCACTAATAAAGGATAATCTGAATTTGAAGAAACCCAGACCTAAGAAGGTAGCCCCGAAGAAACGGGAACATAAACAGAAAGGTCTTTTAGAAAAGCTAACAGGAGGCTAAAAGTGCATAAAGGGTATACGGGAGAATGGGATAATAACTGGGATTACTTATCTCCAGAAGAACAGAAAATACGTAGCCGTATTTACGACACCATTCATAATGAGAGCGAACTCTTCCAATATTATTCTTTACAAGAGAAAATATGGGTAATTGTACGGGGCTTTTTAGCTTTTTATGGCATTGCGGCTATCGTTGTACAGATATTAAATTAATAGAGAAACAATGCGAGGGTCTTTATGGCCCTCTATTTTTTTTATAGGAAAGGAGCCCTATGGCTGACGAAAGAAAAACACAAGTGACATACCAGGGCAACGGGACACAGCGGGTCTATTCTTTTTCGTTTGATTATCTTCGCAAGGCTTTTGTTAAAGTACGCTTGATAGATAATGAGACACGAAAAGAACTGGTACAGGGAACAGAATACACTGTAACAGATAAACAGATTACCTTGGCGTCTCCTACTAACCTGAAGATAGAAATTGTAAGGCAGACCACTACACAGCCCCTGGTAGCCTGGAAAGATGCGTCTGTACTAAAAGCAGTCGATATGTCTGTACAAGAAGTACAGCTGCTGCACTTGGCGGAAGAAACCAGAGATGAAGTACGTGATGGGGGTATGGCTTTGTCTGAAGCGGCACAGGCTTGGGATGCACGTATGCACCGCATTATTAATCTTTTAGACCCTCAAGACCCTACAGATGCAGTTACACTACACTACATCACAGCAAATAAAGAGTCCTTTTTGAATGAATTGAAAGCAAAGGGGCAGGAACAGGTGCAGGGCATTACACAGACAGGAAACACCTATTTAAATAGGCTTAATGCCCTGAAACAGGCAGGGGAAGCTTCTGCAAGTAGTGCTGCCCAGGCCAGCTTACAGGCAGTGGCTGCACAGAACAAAGCTAAAGATTGGGCAATATCAACGGGTTCTCCTGACGGACAAACTGATACAGAGTCTTCGACAGGTAAAACACAGTCCAGCCGCTCATGGGCTTTAATTGCAAAAGACCTGTGGTCTCAATGTACAGCTGCGGTAAATACCATACAGATTTATGTGCAAACAGTATTAAATAAAACAAACGAGGCACAAGTAGCAGCCCAAGACGCAGAAGAAGCGCAACAAGAAGCACAACAGCAAGCAACCAAAGCAACCACACAGGCAACACAGGCGGCACAATCTGCACAAGCCGCCGCAAAAAGCGCACAACAGGCTGCAACATGGAACCCCGATAATTACTACACTAAAGATAAGTCAGATGATAGATATTATCGTGAAGGTGTGCCCCTGCCAGTAACGTATGGTAACGAAGTTAATTTTGCGGGAAATGAAGAAACCATACAGTTCGGCTTTCGTGACCACAATATTAACACATATCAGTTTGGCAACGGCACGCAAGGCGGATTAGCCGATATTTCCGCAAAGGCGCTTGCTGGTAATTTGTGTTCTGGTACTTTTACTGGTACACAACAAATGAATGACTGGTTGCGGCAGCACTATACAGACGAGAACGTTTATGCTTGTCGTGTATACCGCGCCAATGAAATTGTGATTAATGGCAATAAGCAATGGGGAACTGTTTTAATAAGTGCTTTTCCAGTACATGACGGACGAGCATTAATAACGCAGCTGTTTTTTGCTAATTCTGTTGGCTTGTTTTATCGCTATCTGAATACACCAGATGAGATAGATAATACAAATAATTGGTATCAGGTTGTGGGCACAAACAATGAGAATAAGCTAAAAATTGGTAATAATTACATATGGTTTGCGTGAGGTGGTGTTTATGAGTGTTTTTAAACATTTATGTTATCAGAAAGAGAACGGGGAAACAGGACAGTGTGATGTGTATGATGACCAGAACGAATGTCCAGACCCGCGAACGTATATCACTGGAGATGGAAGAGATGGCTATGTAAAACTGGGGGAGTTTAATGACCCGCAGGCAAGCCCTTTGCGGTGTTATGTAGCCAGTGCAGGACGAGAATTTGCTATTTTAAAAGTAGCAATCCCAACTGGCAGTTTTACAGTGCAAAATTACAACAACACAACTTATAAATGGACATGTCCCCAATTGATTACAAAAATAAAATGCACGACAATGGGTGCAGAAGATAAGTATGTAAATGTTGTGCCTGGGACGGTTTATACCTTTTGCAATATGCGTATCTCAAAAAAGTATTATTGGCAGATGTGCCCTGTGGGCGCCCCTTTTACTTCTTTATTTTTTGGGGCACATCCTCTTGTTGTTTCATGGGGCTCTGATATTAATGGGCACGCATAAGGAGGAACATATGCGATATCACGATATGCTTACTTTTTGGTTTTTATTTTTATGCTTACTTTTTGCATCCAGGTTGGTGATGAAATTTTGAGAACAGAAACATTTAGAAATGATGTTATAAAGGTTACACCTTCTGCGGGTGTGACCTTTTCGACTTTTATGGGTTTTTCATGGAACGAATGGGTCTACATACTGACCTGCATTTATACAGTAATTCAAATAGGTTGGCTGCTATACAAGATGTATAAAGCCATTAAAGAAGAAAGGAGACATGCATGACACCTGATGAATTTATTAATTGGTTAGGGCCTAAAGCGGCCGCAGTGGCACATAAATGGAACCTTCCTGCATCCGTATTGATTGCACAGGGGGCCCTTGAGAGCGGCTGGGGACGGTATGTGATTGGTGATTACAACATCTTTGGCCGTAAATGGAATGGGACAGGCCCCTATATTGTAACAGAGACACAGGAGTGGTCTGATACTTACGGCTATTATACGATTGAAGACCGTTTCCAGGACTATAATTCTTTGGAAGAAGCCTGTGAAGACTGGTGTATCTTGATGGCTGAAGAACCTGCATATGCGGAAGCATGGCAAATCTGGAGCAACACCTTTGATGTAGCCTCCTTTGTCTATGCTATGGGTAGTGTCTATGCAACCGACCCTGACTATGCAAATAAAGTTTTGTCTATTATTGATGCAAATACACTGCAAGCTTACGATGATTATGGGGTGCATAACGCATGATAAAAATTGATGAAAAGCTGATAGACCAGATAGCAGAACTGGAAGTCACCGCACTGCTTGAAGGCTTGAAAGACAAAGAGCTACGAAAGAACCCCGCTTTTCTGGATAAGGTACGGAAGTTTCTTAAAGAAAACGATATGAAGACCACACCAGAAACTAAGGGAATGACAGAATTAAAGAAACAAGTAACCGAAGTAATTCCTATATTTAAAGACATGCGGTGATAAAGAATGTGGACAGAAGAACAGATAACAGAAGCAAGCAAAGATTTTCGTGTCTTTGTCTTCATGGTCTGGAAAAGTATTGGTCTTCCTGCCCCCACTGCCATCCAATATGACATAGCAAAATACTTAATGACCCCACCTGGAGACCGCTTTATCATTGAGGGTTTCCGTGGGGTTGCTAAGTCTTTCCTGACTTGTGCCTATACAGTATGGAGATTGTGGAAAGACCCACAGCTAAAGGTATTGGTTGTCTCCGCTTCAAAAGACAGAGCAGACGCAAATGCTGTCTTTATCAAACGCATTATTATGCTTTTGCCGTTTTTGGAACCATTATTGCCCAAAAAGGGACAAAGAGACACCCAGAACCTCTTTGATGTTGGCCTGGCTGTCCCCGATATTTCTCCGTCTGTTAAATCCGTAGGGATTACAGGGCAGATTACAGGGAGCCGTGCAGACCTGCTAATTGCCGATGACGTGGAGGTCCCAAACAATTCAGGAACACAAATACAAAGAGATAAGTTATCGGAAGCCGTCAAAGAATTTGATGCTGTCTTGAAACCAGGTGGTCAGATTGTCTATCTTGGTACCCCACAGAATGAAATGTCCCTCTATAATGAACTGACTAAGCGTGGGTACATAAAGATGATATGGACAGTCACCTATCCAAAAGACCAAAAAGAACGCGAAAATTATGGGGACGAATTAGCCCCCTTTATTGCCCAGAAGTTCGATATGAACCCCACAAGGTACAGTGGGCTACCTACTGACCCCGAGAGGTTTGATGAAGACGAGATAGCAAAACGTAAGCTGTCTTATGGGCGTGCAGGTTTTGCCTTACAGTTCATGCTCAATACAAACCTGTCTGATGCCGAGAAGTACCCATTGAAAGTAAAAGACCTCATTGTGGCCGATTTAGACCTTAATAGCTCCTCTATGAAATGGGCATGGTGCAGTGAACCGTCTAAAAGGTTACATGATGTACCCTGTGTGGCACTTAAAGGTGATTACTTTTATGGGGCATTAAGTCGCTCTGAAGAGACAGAAACTTATACAGGAACAGTAATGGCAATAGACCCATCTGGCCGTGGAAAAGATGAGTCAGCATACGCTATTGTAAAGTACCTAAATGGTTATTTATTTCTTATGGAAGTTGGTGGCTATCGTAATGGGTATGCTCCAGAGACACTTTCTGCTTTAGCGTTAAAAGCTAAATTCTATGGAGTAAATGAAGTAGTCATTGAGTCTAACTTTGGGGATGGTATGTTCTTACAGTTATTAAAACCCGTATTAAACAAAACACACCCTTGTGCTACTTCCGAAGTAAACAATAGGACACAAAAAGAGCAACGCATTATAGACACCTTAGAACCTGTTATGATGCAACACAGGCTTATCATAAATACCACAGTAATCATGGAAGATTATGGTGTCTATGAGGGCAACCCAGCGTATTCATTGTTTTACCAGATGACCCGTTTATGTAACGAAAGGGGCGCATTGGCACATGATGACCGTTTAGATGCTGTGTCTATGGCTGTAGCCCATTGGAAAGAGGTTTTGGATAGGGATGCCGATACGGGCATTGAAGAACACCTTGAAGAACAATTAGAAGCATGGTCTGACCCTGATAGGGGAATTACATATATTCCTGATATGGGTAAACAACAATTATCCACAGGACACTATCACCTTAAGAACCTTGCTCCATATCGTTCATAG